AAAGAATCCAACCTCAAATACATTCTCTAGAATAGTAGGAGAAGGAAATGGTTCTACTTTCACAATGAACTTCAAGATTGAGAACTTGAAAGTTTTAGATGGCAACTATTCAGTTGCAGTATCTTCTAAAGGGATATCTCATTTCAAAAATAAAGATGTCGATTTAGAGTATTTTATTGCGTTAGAACCCGATAGTTCTTACAACGCTTAACATATATAGGATATACATTATGTGTGAAAAAGGCGCCAGTCTCCGCTCTTTTCATGGGAGTATTAGAGTCTCATCATCTTGGTCTAATACACGAACAATCGGTGGGGTTTGTTCATCTTAAAGTCATGACTCAAAAAGAATTTTTATATGTAGAAAAGTATCGTCCTCAAACAATCGAGGACACAATTTTACCCAAAGGGGTTAAAAAAAGTTTCTTAGAATTCGTTTCCAATCAAGAAATACCTAATCTGTTATTGTGTGGAACGGCAGGAACAGGCAAAACAACCACCGCTAGGGCGTTGTGTGGCGAGTTAGGAGCTGATTTTATTGTCATCAATGGCAGTGATGAGGGCCGACTTATCGATACTTTGCGGACAAAAATCAAAAACTTTGCATCAACAGTATCACTTTCTGGTGGTTCTAAAGTAGTTATTTTAGATGAGGCAGATTACATATCTGCTGAATCAGTTCAACCTGCATTGAGAATGTTCATTGAAGAGTTCTCTAGTAATTGCAGATTCATATTTACCTGTAATTATAAAAATAGAATTATACCTGCACTGCATAGTAGATGCACTGTTATAGATTTTGCGATACCTAATAATGAGAAACAAACTCTCGCTATGAGTGCATTAGATAGATTAAAAAGTATCTGTAAAGAGGAGAGTATTGAGTTTGATGAGAAGGTTCTAGTAGAACTTATTATGAAATTCTTTCCAGATTTCAGGCGATGTATCAACGAAGTCCAGAGATATGGTGCAAGTGGTGTAATAGATAGTGGTCTACTAGCGACATTATCAGAAGAAAAGCTTACACCTTTGATTGACATGATGGCACAGAAACAATGGTCCGGCATGAGGAAATGGGTCGGACAGAATTCAGATAACGACTTTAATACTCTATATAGGAAAGTATTCAACACACTTGAACAGCGACTTGAACCAAGTTCAATACCTGTAGCAGTATTGTTTATCGCTGATTATCAATACAAATCTGCATTTGCAATGGACAGTGAAATTAATTTCGTTGCATGTTTAACAGAAATTATGAGTGAATGTAAGTTTAAATGAGGGGAAAAGTATGACTCAATATGAAGATAGAGTAGAACGACAAAGACGGAAACTTGAAGCCGATGAATGGGCGAAAGGTATTAAATGTGTTCATATACATCAATTAAAATCTATGTGGTATGACGATAGACCACAAGATACAGATGAAAACGCAGTGACAGACATACAATATAACAGCGGAATTATCGAAAGAAGGATCAACAATAAAGTTATACACAGATTTGGTTCAGCGAAGACTGGCCAAACACTTGTTGCTTCATATTTAAGACATCAACAAAGGTAGAATGGGTAAAAGAAATCCATTCGATTTTGTAAAGTCGGTCTCTTACGACAAAAAAGATATCATGGTTGATGATATCGAAGAGAAAGCCTATCAACCATTCTTAATCAATAAAGCATTATCTTATCATCAAGATTCTGTTTTTCTAGTAAACGAGATGAACATCAGGCATGGTACTGATAACCGTCTTCAATACTTGTTTTTCATAAATACTCTTAGAAAACGAAAGAGATTTTCGAAATGGCATAAACCTTACGAGAGTAAGAAATTAGATACAGTGAAGAATGCCTTTGGCGTATCGACACAAAGAGCCAAGGAATATCTAGAGTTATTAAATGATAAACAGTATCGTGAACTGAAAAACAGTATGAAACTTGGTGGCAAGAATAATGGATGAATACGATTTAGTAAAAGACCTAATAGAAATCACATTTCCTGAAAAGGACGACTTCTTAAAGATAAGAGAAACCTTATCTCGTATAGGTGTGGCATCTAGAAAGGAAAAAGAACTGTTCCAATCATGTCACATACTCCACAAAAAGGGCAAGTATTACATTGTCCACTTCAAAGAACTATTCAAATTAGATGGTAAACCAACCAACTTTGATGAATCAGATGTAGGTAGAAGAAACACTATTTGCGACCTATTAAGACAATGGAATCTAGTAACAGTTGTTGACCCTACTTCAATCATAGAGCCTAGAGCACCACTTTCTCAGATAAAAGTTATACCTTTTAAAGAGAAGCCCGAGTGGAAACTCACCCAAAAATACTCAATCGGCAACCCTATTTCATAAATACCAACCGTTAATAGTAACAATAAATAACGGAGAAAACTTATGTTAGAATTTCTTACATGGTTAGTCGGTTGGCTTCAACTGATACCTTGGATAGTAGCAGGCGCTTCTTTAATTGCAGCTCTTACTCCTACTCCTTTAGATGATGGTCTAGTTAAGAAAGCTTATAAAGTGCTTGACTGGTTCGCATTTAATGTTGGTAAAGCAAAGGACAAATAACCAAAAAGCCCCTTGTCAATTATGAGTAGAAATGATACCATGGAGTTTCATAATTGAAATAGGAGTATATTATGGAATACGCAATTGCAATTGTAGTCGTATTAGTTGTTATCTTTGCTGTCTATCTAGATAGAAAAGAAAAGAAAGGAAGTTCGACATCAGCACCTAGACCGAAACCGACACCGGTTCCAGTCGCTGACAAGAACGACAATGGAATTACTTCCAAAGCTGAACTGAAAACATTAACAAAAGTTCAACTTCTTGACCTTGCTGACAAAAACTCTCTTAAAGTTAAGAAGAGTGGTACGAAAGCCCAGGTTATCAACGAGATACACTCTCAATTAAAATAGCCAAAGTCCTCACGGATTTTAAAAAGGGACCTTAGGGTCCCTTTTTTTGTGGGTAATCGTTCAAACGAAAGGTCGCTTTGCATAAATACTGGTAGATATTATGAACTGGATAGAATTTTTAGCTGAAGTCGGAGCGCCCATTTTTGGGTCTCTTATTATGGCTTTCTTCATATTCTTGACCCTAAAGTATATCCTTGAAGGTGTGCTTGGCAATGTCCAAGGTCTAACAGGTATTATTACCATGTTAGAGGATAGGGCGAGAGTAATGAATAACGACATAATAAAAATCGACTTACTTATTTCACAAACTCTGGAGTTAAGACCAGATTTGGAACGAGTAGCACGGTCTGAAAATTTTGTAGAAGATGGAAGTATAGATGCCCGAAGAGATTAGTAATGATTTGCCAGAAGATGTTCTGGATTTAGAATTAGATTATCTAACTCCTGTAGCAGATATGCTCAATGAGTTTGGATTCCCAATTATAATTGCACTTGCAATGGGTTATTTTATCTACTTTGTCTGGAAATTTGTGACGGAAGAATTAGAACCGAATCTGGATAAACAACAGACGGTACTTGTAAGACTTATCGACCAAATGAGAATGCTAGACCAAGACCAGATAAGATTGCAAGAGAAATTAAATACAGTGTTAGAGTATAAACAAGCAGTTGCTCTAAAGGAAGGGAAAACAAATGATAAAAAAAATCCTAGGAAGTAGCTTAATACTATTCGTATTATTCTTACATGCAAGCAATGTCTATGCATCACCAATCACCCACGAGTTCAAAAATCCATCTTTTAGTGGAGTAGGGACCGCATCTCATTATCTTACTGTTGAGAACCAAGAGTTCACTCGTAAGGCTGCAATCGAAGAAGCACTCGAATCTGCTAGAAAATCAGCGTTAAGAGCTGAAGATAACACCACCCTTGCTAAATTCATTCGTAATTTAGAGTCAAGAATATATGCACAAATGGCTAAAAGTTTAGTTGAGTCTATGTTCTCAAATGATAATCCAGTTAGATTTGGTTCATTTGTATTAGAGGGTTCAACAGTGACATATGAAGTCATCACCAATGCTGATGGTTCAGAATTTATTAGAATGACTATAATATCAGAAGATGGAACAGAAACTATCTTAGAGATACCGATAGGTACAGGAAATTTTGGCCAGGATTCAGACCCAGCCCCAGCAACAGGTGGCGATGGAAGTGGGTAAGTATTTACTAAGTTTACTTTTATTACTATCTGGATGTGCATCTATTCCGCAGTGGAGTAATGACCCTAAAGATTGTGATTACGAACAAGGCTTCAAGAAAGATGTATGGACAGGCATGAATAAAGTCATGTCTAGAACATATATTTGTGTTGATATGCCAGAAGTGATAAGACTTCCATCGTATACCCAATTACTAGAATTACCACCTGCAAAAGAAATGCCAGTGGTCGCAGTGTATAGTTTCCAAGACCAAACAGGTCAAAGAAAATCAGAAGATAATATTGCATCATTCTCTACAGCAGTCACACAAGGTGCTGAAGCAATGGTTATAGATGCACTTAAAACCGCCGGTGGCGGAACATGGTTTAGAGTTGTTGAAAGGGGTGGTATAGACAACTTAGTTAGAGAGAGGCAGATTATTCGTTCTGCCAGACAAGATTTTGCTACTGCTACAGAAACAGAAGCACAAGGAATTCAACCTATGCTGTTCGCAGGCATAATTATAGAAGGTGGAATAATTGGTTATGATTCTAATCTACTAACCGGAGGTCGAGGCGCAAGAACTCTCGGGATTGGAATGGCCAAACGGTATCGTCAAGATGCCGTAACAATTTCTATGAGGGCAGTTAGTGTTCTCACAGGAGAAGTATTATTGAATGTCCAAACAAGAAAGACTATCCTTTCTTATGGTGCTGGGGGAGATGTATTCCGATTCTTTGAAGAAGGAACACAACTTGTCGAGTTCGAGGACGGCGTGGGTAATAATGAGTCAGTGACATACGCAACACGAACAGCTATCGAGGCTGCCGTGTTGGAATTAATATACCAAGGACATGATAGAGGTTTTTGGATTATAGAAAATAAGGAAAAAGAAAATGAATAAATTTTTATTAAGTATATTATTACTTTGTGGAATGTCGACATCATTCGTTTTCGCCGCTGCTACTGATGACAACGAAGTCATGGTGACCCAAGTTGGGGACACCTTGAAACTTTATGTTGACCAAATTGGTTTTGGTAATAAAATGGGACTGAATAACTTTTCAAGTGGTTCAGGTGCTAATATGACTATTACTGGTATAACTTTGGATTTCAATATAGACATGATAGGTAATCAAAACTTGTTATTCGGACCAGTTGTCGCAGATACATCAGACTACTTAATATTAATGACTGGAGATAGTAACTCAATAGATTGGAACATAGGTTCCAGTGGATCGAGTGACGACTCAGACATTAATTTCAACATGCAAGGAGATTCGAATATATTCGATTTAGACCAAGGTGCTGTTGCAAGTTCAGAAAGATTAAATGCAGACTTAGTGCTAATCGGTGGAAGTAATGTATTTGATGTAGATTGGGAATCCGATGATGTAATTTGGAATTTAGATATTACAGGCGACTCAAACAACATCAATACGCTACAGAAAGATGGCGCACAAACATTGAATTTTGAATTAACTGGAGATGGAGCTGATGTAGATATCAACCAACTATCCGGTTCATGTGTATCAGGTGCAGGCAACTCGTGTGCAACACCTAACTCGCACATTACATTAGATATTACAAGTGATAACTCAGTTATTCAGATTAATCAGAAAGACGCTGCTAACGATAGTTAGTAGTTGTCTTTTATTATCATACAGTGGGTTCGCTCATGCTGAACCCATTGGTGATATTGTGGAAAACAAAGGTGTCACTTCCGTAAAAAGAGGTGACAGTCGACTAGAAACTGATGTCGGAACAGACATCAACATATATGATGAAGCAGAAACTGCCAACGGCAGAATGTTAATAGAGTTCCTCGATGAAGAGAAACTCTCATTAACAGAAAATAGTCTTGTCTATATTGACGAGGCATATTACGATCCAGACCCTAGTCTATCAAAGATGTCCATCAGAATGGTAAGAGGAACATCTAGATTTTCTTCGGGTGTTGGTAACAGAATTAAGAAAGCAAATGTTGATGTAGCCACACCTACGGCGAACATCACAATGAGAGGGACCGATTTTACTACAACCATAGATGAGTTGGGTAGAACAATGGTCATTCTTTTACCTGATGAAGTAACAGGCGAGACATCAGGAGAAATATTAGTATGGAATGATGGCGGTGAAACGATTTTAAATCAAGCATATGCGGCCACAACAGTTGCCTCTTTTGAGGCATCACCAACTAAATCAGTTATTGTTAATGGCATAACACCTAGTATGATTAACAATATGTTCATTGTGAATCCACCACCTGCGATACGACAGGCGATGGAAGAATCATATGCAGATGAACAGAACGCAGACTCAGGCATGTTAGATGTTGACTTCTTAGAGTTCAATGAATTAGAATCAGATGCATTGAGTGATACCATGGAAGGAGACTTCACTGAATTAGATATTGATTATCTAAGTGTAGATTTCTTACAAGACTTATTGGATGTTATTGAAGAATTAGTAAAGACTAAAGTTGTTATGGTCGACCGGCAAGCTGGTGGCGGAGCCGATGCATTAGCAGGCTTCTCACTTAAGGGTGCAACAGTAGGGTTTAATAAAGACTCGCAGTATAATATCTTTGAACAAGATGGCGACATAGTATTCTTTAGAGATGTGAATGGACATATAAATATAATAATAGGAGCAGGGGGTTCTGGATTCATAGAAACTGTTGTAGATGGCTATGAAGGCATTATACAATTCGGTGATGGAGAAGGAATCGAGATTGTCATACGACAAAATTAGAAGAAGAGTGGATATTTTAAAGAAAATAAAAGTATTAGTAACAGGAGTATTGTTCTCTTGTTTCGCTTTTGCTGGCGATGATAATACTATCAATATTATTCAAGTTGGACCAGGAGATGATTTAGAACTTACAATTACTCAAGAAGGATTCAACAATGATATATTCTTTTCTATAGGCGATGGCGATGACCTCATTCTTGAAATGAAACAAGTTGGCAACAACAACGAAATTGGTTATGCAAATGATTATCCAAGTTGGGGATCAGGTGCTGCTTGGGGTGGTGATGTAGATTATGATGACCAAAATATTAAACTTTGGCAGAACTGCACCAAAAATTCTTCTTGTAATAAGAATGATATTCAATTTCATGTCAG